GTTTATGGCGTTCAAATATTGGAATGGATTTGTCATCATATATGCTCCATGGTCTTGTTACCCAGCAAAGAAAGATATAAAGCGGTATGCATAATATTATCATACCACTAAAATCTAAGAAAAAACTAGAAATAATAGCAACTTGAAATGTTAATATCAAGCTGGTCTTATCACTAGTACTTAAAGCTTTCCACCCCTCCAACATAGTTTTCTAGATCCATCTCTGCTTGTAAAATTTCGTGTGTAAATTCTTGAGTATCAACTTTATTTAAATGTGTTTTATTCCAGTAAAGAACAGGTACTGTACGATGACCACGCTCTTTTAAAAACTGCTTTTGTTCAATTTGATAACTGATGTTAACTTCATCCCAGTTATATCCCCATTCTTGTAGCTTAGTTTTCATTATATTACAATACGGACAATCGTTTTGAGTATAGAGCACTAGACCTCTAATTGAATTTGACATTAGCCATAATCTCCGTCATACATGCTACAACGTTGAGTTCATGGTCAGCAACGAAAGCATTTTTATATTGATAGTCTGCTAAAATAAGAACTAATTGAGGTATAGAAGAAGGTTCAACCTTGTCACTCATTTTATCATAGATGCCGCGAAATATAGCCACAGCATCTGTATCTATATTATTAACGACCCATGACCGCATCTTTTTGAAATCTTTATCTTTTAATACAACAAAAAGATCGTCAAACGCTCCAATAGAAACATCAACATTCCCAACCAAAGGCCCCAAAATAGAACTTCTTTGAAGCTCATTGATGATCCTTCGCCAATCTGGCGCATGCTTAATGATAATCGGCGGAAGAGATTTTTCATTGAACTCTACTCCTTCTTCAGTTAAAATGTACTTAGCTCGTTCAAAAAACGATTGCGCAAGTACTGCCATATCTTTCTTTGAAGTATTGAATTCATATACACCACAACGAGAATGAAGAGGTTCAATGATTCGATTCTTAAAGTTACATGTAAGGATAAATCGACAGTTGTTAGAAAATTCTTCGATAAATCCACGAAGAGCTGGCTGTGTCGATTGCGGATTAAGATAATCTGCCTCATCGAGGATGACTACTTTGTAGCCACCCTGCAATGAAACAGTACTCGCGAATTGCTTGATCTTAGTGCGAAGGGTATCAATGTTGCCTTCTTCGGAACCATTAATGAGGATATAATCAACACCAAGTTCAGTACACAATGCTCGAGCAACTGTTGTTTTACCGAGACCCGCAGTACCAGTAAAAAGCATATTAGGCAATTCACCAGTATCTACGAGTTTTTGGAATGTTTGCTTTAAGCCATCTGGTAAGATGGTATCAGCGATTTTACGAGGGCGATATTTTTCGACCCAAAGATATTCAGACATTTACATGCTCCATTACAAAAAAATATTATACCACAGTTTGAGCTAAATGTAAATGTTATGCTGCAGCCTCTTCTTCTTCGTCTTCTTCAAACTCAGCATCTGCTTGCATAGTTTCGACCGCTTGTACAAGTTGTACTGCTTGATCTCGTAGTGTACCAATAGTAGAAAGTTCTTCACCTTTGAACCCTCCACGTTGGGTAATAGCATCGACTACTGCTACAGTACTACGTGCTACTTTGTTTCCTAGATCCATAAGTTGATCTACTTTTTGCTTATCAGCCATTATTAACCTCCGAAGGTAGATGATTTTTCAAGAGCGATCCAATATTGAACGTTCATTTCTTTGTGCTTGAATCGCGAAATAAACTTTGACGACATTTCAACATCATAATCTCCGGGAATAGTTTTAAGATTTGCGATGCTCATAATGAAGTTAAAGTTTTCAGTAGTAAACTCACCATCAATATCAATTGAAAACGCGTTTGATGTTGAGTTGTGAGAGTCAACCACAGAAAGAGATAGACTACCACCTTTGGCTGTTACTGACACTTCGCTATGTCCAAGAGTAGAAGCTGCACGCTTTACTTTGTTCATTGTATCATTATCCAGGGAGAATTTAACTTCAGCCTCAGGCATATTAATATCTTTTTGTGGTGTTGTTAAGGTTTCTTCAGGTGAATAGAAGTACCTAACCTTTGAACGACCAGTCGAATCACCGATAGTGACTGACTCATCTTCAAATTTAAGTCGTGGTTGATCGACCAAACCAAGGACACCAATAAACTCATTTAAGTCATAGATGCCAAATGATTGGGTAAAGTCTTCTTCAACTACTGCGGTAGCAAGAACATTCTTTGCTTCTGAAATAGTCTTGATCGTATTACCATGACGAATCATTAAATTCTGATTAATGCCTGAAAAGTTTTTTAAGACATTAAGTGTATTAGTTGTAAGTTCCATTATATATCCTCATTACATTATATAGTAGTTATTATACCATAAGTACATAGCTTTGTACATAGTTAAGCAACCATTTTACTAAAATTCTTTTCTTTCTTAAACTCAATTTTAGTATTAAACTTTCCATCGAGTACTTCACCCTTATGCGAAATAACAAATACATTAGTATCTTCGTCAAGAGTATGTAGTATCTTCAATAGGTTTTCAATACCTTCGTGATCAAGAGAAGAATCAAAAGTCTCATCAAGAATAAGAAGGTTTGTAGCTACACTATTTTTCATCTTAGCAATTTGCCTCCATGTAAATAGTAAAGCTAAATCAATTCTTTGTTTCTCACCTTCAGAAAAAGATGGATATGTAAATTCATCACGATGTCTTGATCTAATAGTTTCATTAAATGATTCATCGAGATTAAAGTGTACAAAGAAGTCAAGTACTTGTAAATACTTATTTACTAATCCATTCATTACTGGTAGATACTGCTTAATAATTTTAGTTTTAATACCAGTATCTTTTAGCATTTCAGAGATAACAGTGTTATAATTAAACTGCTCAGATAAAACCAATTTCTCTTCTAACAAGGTAGTCTTATCATCTCTAAGGTTAGATAGATCTTTATTAGCATTATTTAAATCGACATTGACTTCTTTTTCAATATGTTTTTGATAATCTACAATCGTAGTATTTATCCGTGAAATCTCTTTCGAGTTGGCAGTGAGTTTATGTACCCTATCTCGAAGCGCTGAAAGTAAGCTAGTCTGCTCTTTAATCTCCGATTCCACTCCTTGGCCTTCTTCTCCAATTTGCTTAAGCGCTGCCTTCCCCCTATCCTGAGATTCTTTCGTTGTGCGTAAAATCTCATGTTTATGGCCGTCTGAAATGGCTTGGTCGCACACGGGACACGACTCATTCTCGTCGAAAAAGGTGATCCGCTTCTCGAGGTTGCGGATACTCGTTTGCCTATCTTGACCTCTGAGGAGTAGATCCTGTTTCCTATCCGATAGCAATCCCATCCTTTGTTCGGCTTCTGATATAGATTCATCGAGGCCGAGGCTAAGCTCACTATTCTCATTCTGTAATTCATCGACGAGATTCTGCGATGCATGTATCCTAGATTCATACTCTTTTTTATTCTCTTCTGTTAATGCTGTAATATCTCTGATGTATTTTATTTGTGTATCGATTTTAGTTTTGACAATTTCTTGTTCGTGTTCAACTGTCTTTAACCTTTGTTTGAGTGTGTTTGTTTTTTCTCGTAAAAGAATATTCATCTTCGAGAAAACATTAATATCAAGAAGATCCTCGATTACCTCTCGTCTGACCCATGCAGAGAGTTGCATAAATGGTATGAAAGATGAGGAACCAAGAACTACCACTTGATGAAACGATTTATGATTCAGCTTCAAGATATTTTGTTCGAGGATCTTCTGATACTCTTTAGAATGGGATGATTGATTAATCATTGTTCCATTCTTCCAGATTTCAAACATAGTTGGTTTAATACCACGTATTACTTTGAATTGTGATTGACCAACATTAAATTCTGCTTCTACTACACACTGCTTACCATTAATAGAATTTACTAATTGAGGTTTATTAATATTACGGTGTGGTTTACCAAACAATGCAAATGAAAGAGCATCTAACATAGTAGATTTTCCTGCACCATTGGTACCTACCACAAGTGTGGTTTTATTTTGATTTAAGTCTATTTCTGTAAAAGTATTTCCTGATGAAAGAAAATTCTTATAACGTAATTTTTTAAATATAATCATGCAACTTCGAGAGTCTGTGCTTCTACCATTAATTCACGGAAATTATTTTTAATTCGATTTTTATCAAGATCTGTTTCTACAGCTTCAATATACGAATCAACTATTTCTGTGGTATCGTCAAAACTAATACTCTCGTCCTCTACGTTTTCGCCCATAAATTCACTAAAGTTCTCTGCAATCTTTAGTTCGTGGATGTCTTGGTTTTGTATTCTATCGATAAACCTATCAAAAGAAAATACGTCTTTTTTATTTACTACTACTACTTTAACAAACTTCTTATCAAAGTGGCTAACATCTATAGTATTATAATCTGTTTCTTCGTCATTGTACACTACTTTTTCATATAAAGTGTGCGGATTAAAAACTTTTTCAATCTCTCTAGTTTCAGTGTCAATAACGTGGAATCCTTTAGGATCATGCGCGTCTGACCAGAAAAACTCCATTTGCGTACCTAAGTACATAATATTATCTTGTTGAGAACCAGCGTGATAGTGTCCGCTTAATACCATTTCAAACTTTTTAAACGGTGCTGGATCTTGTCCATGGTCATTTTTTAAACCGCGCATTACTTCAAATCCTGCTAATTCAAGATGACCACCTAACCAATCAGCTTTACACTCTTTAACAAAGTTCATACTCGAAGTATAATTTTCTGAATTGATCCATGGTAAAAGCGCCATCTTTAATGAACCATATTCCATAACAGTAGGTTCCATAATAATATGGACTTCATTCATATAATGACCTAACAATTCTTTAAGAGAGTTTAAGTCATTAGTATTTTTAAAATACGTATCATGGTTTCCTGGAATAATATCCATTTGCATACCATTTTTACGTAAAGGATCTAAGAAGTGTTTTCGATTATGGTTAAGGGCTTTGAAGTTGACAAATTTCCTATGATCATAATAGTCTCCCAAGTGCACGATCTGTTTGATGTCATGTTCTTGGCAATAAGGAAAGAATACTTCTGAGTAAAACTTTGCCGAGTTTTCGAGAAAGATTTCGGATGAGTTACGGATGCCACAATGTGTGTCATTTAATACTACTACCTTCATGTCATAAATCCTAAAAGATCAGAGTCAGCAGTCTTCTTTCGCCTTTTCTTTTCTTCTTTAACAATTTCTTTAATTTCGCTATCTACATAACGAACCTTTTCAATTCGTTCACGTAATGTATCTACAAATGCACCAACAACTTGTTGTGACATGTCATCACCTAATTCGTTATCAACAAAGTTTTCAATGCCAGATTTTGTAAGATATTTAATTTTAATGTCTTGCTGCTTTTTCTCTTTTGCAATTCTGCGAAGAAAGGCATACCACGTAATTTGTGTAAAGTATGCAAACGCGTTAGGTTTTCCAGTACGGGTTGCTGCTTCAATATTATAATTCTCGATAGCCTTTAAACAATTTTCGACTGCATCCATGACCATTTCTTCGCGATATGTGTAGCGAATAAAGTTAGATTTGTGAGACAAACCTTCAGCGATTCGTAAGAAACACTGAGCAATATAATCAGGTACAATTGGAAGTCTTTTTTCGTTTTTCTTGGCTTCTTGAACAGTAGTTACGTATTCTACCACGGCTTGAGAAAAATCAGCATTATTCACGTAATGAATACTTGCTCTCTTAGTTCGTGCCATTAATTATTCCTTTCATAATATAGCTATTATACCACAGTGGGCTTCAAATGTAAACACTTATTTTATTTGTATTCTAACGTTTTAGGCATGTACAACAACCTATTTATATGGTATAATAAGCTGTAAGCCGGGGGGAAGAGATAGTACTAATGTACCGTTTTTGGTCGGAAAAGTACGATGTTTCCTCCGTCAGAATCTAAATCTTCATCCTGTACTAATTGAGGTTTAGGTCGATCTTCTTGAAATTTGTTGTGTAGATATTCATCCATTTCATCTTCTGAAAGTTCGTCTAAGTCTATTTCTTTTAATACATCATCTAAATTTAATACTCTACTTGTTTTTATACCGCTTTCAACTTCTTTAACAGCCTGAGCATAATGCAATGCCAGTGTTACCGAAGGTTTCATTTGGCCAACAATATGTCCTACACTTAAAGTTTGTAATCCGTCAATATCATCAGTAAACGACATCCAAGGCTTAAAAGAATAATATCGTACATTTCTATCGTAGTCGTCAATACACATTAATTTCAAGACTTTTCTTACTACAACTTCTGCAGTAGGATTGTCTTCAGTTTCTAGTACTTCACAAATTATTTCTTCGTCATTAGCTAACTTAAATTGTTTCAAGTTCATATGTTCACCTTATATGATTTATGGTCAAACTGTTCACTTTGATATATTTTGAGTCTTTCATTCGAATGTAATAAACAATAATTTTGTTTAGATTTCCAACTAATATCATCAATAACATCGTATAATTGAGTAGTTATATCTTGATTGCTCTTTCTTAAACCTCTACCGATAGACTGCAACACCCGTATTTGAGATTTTGATGGTGATGCAAAAATAATGTTATGCAATTCTTTGATATTTATACCAGTTGAAAATGTGCCAAGAGAGGCCACCAAAATCGCGTTTTTTTGTTTTTCAACTATACCACGAATTGCTTCTCTATCTGTAGCTCCAACATCACCTGATACAAAGAATACCTTTCTATCTTCACTAGCTTCATCTTCTATCATATTGAATAAAGGTTTACCGTGCTTTTCTACATAATTATAAAGTATTAATGTATTACCCTTCATATCGAGGGCTAAATTTCGTATGAATCGATTACGCTTGTCATAGGATACAATGAAGTCGATCTCATCCTGATATGTTCTCTTACCAAAGTCCTTACGTATTTCTTCTGGATATGTAAGTATGATTCGTTTAATTTCGAGCTTGGCGAGAGTATTGTTATCTTGTAACGACTTTGTTGTGGTAACGCGGTATATTTTACCGAATAAACCTTGGAGTACGAGTTCATGTGTTTGAGCTCCATCTAATGTTCCTGTTGTTCCAAATCTATATTCTGCTTCTGTGCATTTATTCATAATAGTCATTAGTGACTTAGATTTAAACCCATGGCACTCATCACCAATAACACATCCGAATTGTTTGAACCAATCTGGCGGTAATTTATAAACAGATTGCCAAGTTGTAATTACACAAGTAGCATTAATATTATTTCTATCTTTACCTGAATAGATTTTATGCATTTCGTTTTCACTCCATCCATAATTGATAAAGTCACTATGCATTTGTTCTACTAATGATGTGGTAGGTACAATTACTAAAACTCTACCACCTTGTTCTTTGCCGCTGCTTAATCGCTCTAACCAATATCGCATAGCTGCGTAGATTATTAAAGATTTTCCTGATCCAGTAGGGCTAAGAAGAATTGCTCTTTTTCTGGTAATAGCTTCACCAACGCAATCGAACTGATAATCACGCATATCAAAGGGTAAATTAAGCTCACTGCAAAATAACTTAAGATCTTCTGGATTAATATCATTTCTATCATTCGGCTTTCCATACTCTGAATCTAATGCTTCAAGCATATATCCACGTTGTCTACAAAAAGTTAGTAGATGATAGTATAAACCTACAGGTAATTGTTTTGTTGCTCTATTGAATAATCGTATTTTGCCATCCCACACTTTATTGCGAAATGCAGGCATAAATTTATATCCTGGAACAAAGAAGCTAAAAAACTCGTTAAGTTCTTGACCTTGACCAGAATCGCATTCGATCATTAAGTTTGAGTGGTCTAGCTTCCGGACTCGAATTGTTTCCATGATATAATATTCTTTACTGTTTGATGACGCCATTTGAGACTATCTATAATATCTGTTAAGACACTAATTAATTCTTTATAATAGTGAATGCGCTCTTCAGTTTTTTGGATGTCAGGGTCAGCATTATACCAATATTCTAATTCACCTTTAAGAATTTTTAAACCATCAAAGGGATCAGGTTTCCAACCGTGTTTAACAAGATTCTCTTCTGACATCTTACCATTATAATATAGCCATTTATCTCTCAACAACACCTTTTGTGCATTCTCAACCTTTTTGAGTTGCAGTTTTGTTGTTGAAAGGATTTGTAAGTATTTTGAGTGAAGCATAGGAGCTGCTCTCGAGGCTTCATCTAATTTAGATGGATTGATAACACAATCTTTTGCCCACATTTCGTGTATTTTTTTCAAGTCAATCATATGTATATTATACCAAGTTTTTTATAAAAAGTACATCATTTAAGTTCAAAATAATTAAATCTAAATGAAGCGTTAAATACAATAAATTCTGTACCTTGCGCAGTAGATTCAAACACAATATCTCCAAGAGCTGTTGGGATACAATCTATATATCTTACTTGTTTAGTAAGGTTATTATGACTCGACAAAATAGATAACGTGATGTCAGCATATGTTGGTTCTGCTCCTAATGTATTCCCCCGCCTCTGGGCCCGGGAGAGCTGTCCACCCATATTAGTATCAAGTAATCTCCGAATCCAAGTATACATTTCTTGGTAACCTTCAAGATTCTCGTCTAGTATGATATTAGCTGATAATTCATTAAACGTAAGTTTATCACCAGGAAATGGTACACCACTTACTTTTTGGTAAGGTAACTCTACAGAACTCATAAGCATACCTGGATGCGTGATATTTTGACAGAAAAATTCCAGATTAGGAAAGTTTCTGCGATCGATAGTTAACTTAAAACTCGTTGGTTGTAAGTAATTAAAATTTTCGGTTAACGTAGCCATATCCCTATTTATACATTCCCCCTAAAAAAAGAGGCGGCCGAAGCCGCCTCAGTTATATTAGTTTTTATTAGCTTACGCGCCGAGGATGTTGTCCACGCGGAAGATACGGTAGTATTGGTTGCTCTTAGCGGCAGCCAATCCGTCTGCTGGGCTTGCACCAACGAATGGGTTTGAGACCATGCCGTAGCGTGTCTTAAAGCCAATCTTCGGCTGGAATGTATCCTCACCGACCGCACGAACCATTGTGAGTGGTACGTATGGGCAATAGAAGAGACCAGCGTCGTATGGGTTAGTACCCTTATAACCTACGTTGACGTAATCAGCAGTTGCATATGGGTCAATGTAGACACGCATGCGACCGTTAAGTACACCAGCGAAAGTGTTTCCTGTGTCGTCAACATTCAAGGTTGTGTTCATTGCTGGAGCGTAGTCAAGCATACCTGAAGCAGATAGTGCTGAAGCTACGTCAGATGAACAAATCATGAAGTTACCTTTACCGCGACGTGTTTCTTTCGCGATTGTGTTGGCTTCACGCTCGATCTGTACGATCAAACCTTTGAACTTTTCAACTGACCAACGGCCATCAGCGTCTGTCTGAAGGTCGAAGATACCATTGATTGCTGTGTTGTTTGTACCTGCACCAGTCTTAGCTTGTGAGTTAATTGTACGAACAACTTCACGGTTGATTTCAGCCATGATCTCAGTTGACAGAATGTTAGCCAACTCAGTTTCAGCGTCAAGACCATGAATTGCTTTAAGGTCTTGTGCCAATTCCAAGCTGTATTCTGCTTTGAGTGCACGTGA